ATCCGCACGGTGGAGATCGCCGACATCATCGATTGCGATCCGGAGCAGGTCGAGCCGCGTTTGGCGGAGGACATCGCTACCGGCCGGATGGTGGTGCACCAGGTGATCGCGCCGAACGGTCGCTCTGCAAATGGATTCGAATTCAGTGGCGATTTTCAGTCGTCGCCCGCATACGTGGTAATCGCCGCCGCTGCCGGTGTCACGGTTCCCTGTCATGGGGGCAAGGAGGTTTTGGAGGCACTGCCAGCGATTGCTCCCGTAGCGGGGAAAAGGCCGCGTGGCCGCCCGGCGACTTCCCCGCCCGGTCCGAGGGCCGCCAAGCGGCGCCCGAAAATTGGAGCGCCGCGACTCAGCTATTTCGCCCGCGCGATCGCGTTCCTCCGGGAAAACGGCGGACATGCCGACAATATTGCGTTGCGTAACGCGCTCGGGCTGGGCACAAATAAGTCGCCAATTTCGTATCTGCGTGCTGCCGTTGGGGACGGTCGCCTACGGCGTGCTGGGAATGACTGGGTTATCGGCGACAACGGCGCCGGCGCCCGCCGCTATCAGGCGCTCGCAGGTTCTGCGCCATCGGCAGGGGAACCGGCTTCGCCGGCGGCGCCTGCGTTCCGGTGTGCGCGCTGGTCAGATGGCGCCGTCGAACTTCAGCGCGGCGGCGAAACGATCGCGGTCTTGATGCCTGACGAGCAGGGCGTGGTGATGGCGCTGCTGGCGAGTGCAACTTGAGCGCCCGACTTTTCAAGGATGGGGAAATCTGGCACTACAGGTTCCAAGTGAAGCCGTTCGCGCGCGTGCAGCGCAGTACCCGCCTGCGCAACGAAAAACAGGCACGCCTCGTGGCCGATAAGGCGTATAGCGACGCCGTCGCGCGCGCCAACGGCGGCGACCCGATCCCGACCCTGCGCGAGTTGCTGGCCGACTGGATGAACGTGCGCGCCCAGCACTCCAGCGTCGACCATGTCCGCAGCGTCGAGATCTTCGGCCGTCTGCACATGTACGGAATGGGTGCGATGCGAATCGACCAGCTCGATACCGATACTGTCGAACGCGCGCGCAGCGCCCACCTCATGACCCACGGCCGCGCCACCGCGAACCACTGGATGCGCATCCTCAAGCTGCTGGTCAACTGGGCGGTGCGCCGCCGCATCCTGCCGCGCCTGCCGTGGGACGTCACCATGCTGAAGGTGCAGAAGCGCCCGCGCGCGATCCTGCCGCTGGCCGCCGCCCTGAGCTGGTTTTCCGCGGTAGATCGCGCCTCGACCCGCTCGCCCTTCGTCGGCGTCGCGGTGCGCCTGATGCTGTGGCTGGGACTGCGGGAGTCGGAGGCAATCACAGCGCGCTGGGAATGGGTCGACTGGGAGCGCCGCACCTACACTCCCGGCGAGACCAAAGGGCGCGAAGCCGAGCCGTTGAAGATGATGCGCGAGTTGGTCGAGTACCTCAAACCACTGCGCCAGCCCGAGGGCCTGATAGTGCGCAAGCCAGACGGTACCGCGTTCGGTCCCGGCTTTGCCCGCTCCGCCATTCGCCTGGCCAACGCAACGTGCTCGACCAAGGGCATCACACCGCACCGCCTGCGCGGCACCATCGCCACGGTGATGAGCGAGTCTGGCGTGCCGATGCAGAGCGTTCGCGCCTACCTACGCCACAAGGATGTCAGGACCACCATGGCCTACCTCGAAAAGAACGAAGATCTGATCACCGCCGGGCACGAAAAAATCGCTGAAAAAGCCGGGTTGAAGTGGCGGGAAAGTGGCGGAGTCCTCGAAAGCGACCCTTATGGATCCTGAATGTACAGATTATTGAGGATCATCAGAAATAACCCAGCCCGCCACCGCCGGAGAAGCTGGGCGCAACAACCGCAAGACCGTCAAAACAAGGGGAAGACCATGCTGCAACGAGTAAGAAAACAAGATGTGAAGCCCGACACCTGGGTGCGCCCCGACCCGCTGGACTACTGCCTCGCGCTGTGGAAGGAGTGGATGGGGAAGGGCGGTCATCGCTCCGTTGGTTCCCTGGTTATGGGCGGTCTGGCCGGCGATGCCGACGGCCACGGCGTTGATCTGCATGAGGCGCAGCACACTCACGACATGCAGATCGGCGCCGCGACCGACGCGATGATCGACAGTCTGGATCGCATCCACGTCTGGGCGATCTACGCCAGCTGCCGAATCGCCACAGCGTGGCGCTTCCCGAACGCCGACCTGGTCACGACCGCCGCCGCCGCGCGCGATGAGCTGTTGCTGAAGCTGAAAAAAAATGAGTGCACGAGGAATCTTTTCTGATATAGTGCTTGCACCGGGGGATTTTTGCGCCCGGAAATATTGAAGCCTGCCACCTCACGGTCGCGGGCTTTTTGCATTCCTGATTTACTATTCGAGGCGCCTATGACCGAGCTCCACTACCGCGATCTGATTCGCCGCGCGGTGTTGGACAGTAGCGGTGTGCAGCTGGAGCTGATCGCGGCGCAACTGGTAGATGCTCAGCGCGCCCGCGAGATACTGCGGGCCAAGGGGTATGGCGCCAGCGGAATGAGTGCCAGCGCCACGGCGGCCCAACTTCCTGACGCGGCTTCGGTTAGCTTCCTTCAATCGTTTCTCCCGTGTCTCCTGTAGCACCTTAGCCGCCGGCTGCATCACTGCGCTGGTGGCATTTTTATTGGAGTGGTCATGAACTGGATTCGCCGAGTAATCAAGGCTCTGGCGCGCCGCGCCCGTCCGTCGATCATCGACCGCTTCACCATCGGGATCGGACTGGATGTCGATCACTCAGGCCTTGACGAGATGGCTGCGCGCACGGAGGAGTTGCATGCTCGCTGGACCGATATCAGTGCCATGGTCCAAGCGGGCAAACCCTTCGGTATTACGCCGGGAAGTTCGATTGTGCGCCTGGACGTTGGTGCTGGTGATGTGCTGGTCCATTCCGTCCCTACTGTGTTGAACAGCGAGCAGCGCGCTCGTATGGTTGAACAGATTGGATTGGTCTTCAGCGCCGGGCCGCGCGTCCTGGTACTTGATGGCGGCATGACCATTTCCCGGATCGTCCGGTGCGAATTGCCAGAACCGACCGAGCCGCCAATCAAAACTTCTGTGTAATGGCTTGGTCGAAGGAGTCGCGCCAGTCGCGCGGCTACGGCGCTGCATGGGACCGAGTCCGCCGCCTGGTGATGAAGCGCGACTTCGGGTTGTGCCAGCCATGCCGTCGGCGCGGTCTGATCACAATCGCTACCGCAGTCGATCACATCATCAGCAAGGCGAAGGCTGCGACGCTGCGGTGGTCGCAGGCGCGCATTGATGACCCGGCCAACTTGCAGGCCATCTGCAAGCCCTGCCACGACGTCAAGACGGAGGCGGAGCAAGGGAAGGTAAAACGCCTGAAAACGACCCCTGGCCCCGATGGTTGGCCGGTTTGAATGCACCAAAAGGGGGAGGGTGGGTTGAGAGTTCAGAGCAACTTTTGGCAAGGACCGGCTCCTCCCTCTTTTTACACACCCGCGAAATGAAAATATTTTTCTAGGACCGAAATTATGGCTGGCCGCCGACCCAAACCGACCGTTTTGAAATTGGTTGAGGGCAACCCCGGCAAGCGCGCGATCAACAAGAACGAGCCGAAGCCGCGAAGGGAAATTCCTTCATGCCCGGCTCACCTCGACGACTCGGGAAAAGTTGCGTGGGGTCGACTGTCCGTGCTGCTCGATCGCATGGGCGTGCTGACCGAGGCCGACGCCTTCGCTCTTGAGCGGCTGTGCGATTGCTACACCGACATCCTCGCCTGTCGCCAGCTCATCGCCGAGGACGGCCGGACCTACACGGTGGAAACTCAGACCGGCGAGATTCTGATCAAAGGCAATCCCGCTGTCGCACAGCTGCGCGCCGCCGACGCTCAGTTCAAGAGCTACCTGATTGAGTTCGGCCTGACCCCGGCCGCCCGTTCGAAAGTAAATGTAGACCCTGATGGCGACGATAAAAAAGACCCGCTCGCCGAGTTCTTCGGCTGACGCGGTTACCGAGTATGCGAAGTCGGTTGTCGCCGGCAAGCGAATCGCCGGGCCGCACGTGCGCGATACCTGCGCGCGGCACCTGCGCGATCTGAAGGACGGCCCGAAGCGCGGCTTGAAGTGGAACCTGGCTGAAGCAGAGAAGGCGATCCGCTTCTATGAGACAGTGCTGAAGCTGAATGGCGGCGACTTCGAAGGGCAGCCATTCAAGCTGCTGCCGTGGCAAAAATTTGTTGTCGGCAGCTTGTTCGGCTGGCAGGGCGCCGATGGCTACCGCCGCTTCCGCGTCGCCTACGTCGAGACGGCGAAGGGTTCGGGCAAAAGTCCGCTCGCCGCCGGCATCGGCATGAAGGGGCTGGTCGCCGACGGCGAGGCCCGCGCGGAGGTCTACTCGGCCGCGACTAAAAAAGACCAGGCCATGATCCTGTTCCGGGATGCGGTGGCGATGGTCGACCAGTCACCAGCGCTGGCGCAGCGCCTGCAAAAGAGCGGCACCGGCGAGAAGTGTTGGAATCTGGCCTACCTGGCGACGGGCTCGTTCTTCCGCCCGATCAGCAGCGACGACGGCCAGTCCGGCCCACGCCCGCACGTCGCGCTGGTCGACGAGGTGCACGAGCACAAGACGAACGCTGTGGTCGAGATGCTACGGGCGGGCACGAAGAGCCGGCGCCAAGCGCTGCTGTTCATGATCACCAACAGCGGCGCCAACAAGCTGGGGCCTTGCTGGGCGTACCACGAATCGGGCGCGAAGATCGCGCGCGGCGAGCAGGACAACGACGCGTTCTTCTCATATATCTGCGCGCTGGACGAGGGTGATGATCCGTTCGAGGACGAAACCTGCTGGCCGAAGGCGAACCCCAGCTTGCAGGATGCCGATTTGCCCGGCTACAAGTACATCCGCGAGCAGGTGACCGAGGCGAAAGGCATGCCGTCGAAGGAGGCAATGGTCCGCCGGCTGAACTTCTGCGAATGGACCGGCGCTGAGTCGCCGTGGTTGAGTCACGAGATTTGGAAGTCGGCCTACCGGGAATACGATTGGCGGGACTTGCGCGGCCGCCGCGCGCTGGCCGGCTTGGACTTGGCCAGCACTACGGACTTGACCGGCCTGGTCTTCATTGTGGAGCCGGTCGCCGAGGCTGAGCCGTGGAAGCTGGTCCCGTTCGCCTGGTTGCCCGAGGTCGACCTCGACAAGAAGGCAAAAAAGGACAGCGTTCCGTATCTGGAGTGGAAGGCTCAGGGGCTGCTCGATACCACGCCAGGCCGCGCGATCAGCAAACGCGTGATCCTTCAGCGCCTGTCAGGGTTGTCGGATTTCTTCGACATCATCGGCGTTGCGTACGACCGGTGGCGAATAGAGGATCTGATCTCGATGGCGTCGGACGAGGGAATCACGCTGCCAAAAATGGAGCCATTCGGCCAGGGCTACAAGGACATGAGCCCGGCGATTGAATCGTTCGAGGAGATGCTGCTGAACGGCACCCTGGTGCACAACTCGCACAAGGTGCTCACCTGGTGCGCTGGCAACGCGGTGATCGAGCAGGACGCCGCCGAGAACCGCAAGCTGAGCAAGGAGAAGGCAACCGGCCGCATCGACTTGATCGTTGCTGCGGTGATGGCGGCCGGCTTGGTAAATGGGAACGAGGTCGACGAAGACGTCGACGGCTTCTTCGATAATCCAATCATGGTAGGACTCTGATGCAAAAACAATCGAAGCAGCCGGGCAAGGTGAAGGCCGCCCTCTTGAACTGGCTCGGCGTGCCGCTCTCGCTGGCCAGTGGCGCCTTCTGGTCGGAGATGTTCGGTGCATCGACGGCGACCGGCAAGCCCGTCTCCGTGGATTCGGCAATGCAGCTGTCCACCGTATGGGCGTGCGTGCGCCTGTTGTCCGAGACGGTGTCGACGCTGCCGCTGCGCGTCTACCGCAAGCGCGCCGGCGGCGGCCGCGACGTGGCGACCGATCACTGGCTGTACGCGTTGCTCTGCAAGTCCCCGAACAGCGAGATGACGCCCGGCCGGTTCCGGTTGTTCATCGTCGCAAGCCTGACGGTTCGGGGCAATGCCTACGTCGAGAAGCGCCGCATCGGCGGTCGCATCGTCGCACTGCATCCGCTGTTGCCGCAAAACGTCGTCGTGAAACGCGATCCGGTGAATGGCCGCCTGATCTACCGCGTCACCGATGACAAGGGCGGCGTGCGCACACTTCAGGCCGACGATGTCATGCACATCCGTGGGTTCGGCCTGGACGGCATCTGCGGGATGCAACCGGTCGGCACCGGCCGCGAAATCATCGGTGCCGCCACGGCTGCCAATGAAGCCTCGGCAAAGATCTTCGCCCAGGGCATGCAGGCTAGCGGCATCCTGACCGTTGAAGGCGGATCGCTGAACGCTGAGCAGCGCGAGCGGATCCGCACCAACCTGACGACCTTCTCGCAGTCGACGGCCGCCGGCAAGCTGATGGTGCTGGAAGCGGGCATGAAGTACCAAGGCATCACGATGAACCCGGAAAGCGCTCAGATGCTGGCGACGCGCGGCTTCAACGTAGAGGAGATCTGCCGTTGGTGGGGCGTGCCGCCCTTCATGGTGGGGCACATGGACAAGGCGAGCAGCTGGGCGGCCAGCGTCGAGGCGCAGAATCTGCACTTCCTGACCAGTTGCCTACGGCCGATCCTCGACAATATCGAGCAAGAAATCATCCGCTGCCTGGTGCCGCGCGAGGAGTGGGACACGATTTACGCCGAGTTCTCCGTCGAGGGCTTGTTGCGGGCCGACAGCGCGGGCCGCGCTGCGTTCTACAACAGCGCGTTGCAGAACGGCTGGATGAACCGCAACCAGGTTTGCGCGCTTGAGAACATGCCGCCGATTCCGGGCGGCGAAATCTACACGGTCCAGACCAGTCTCACCCCGCTTGAAATGCTCGGCAAGGGGCCGGGCCAGGCGGACGCCGCCCGCGCCGCAATGAAAGCATGGCTCGCCGCCTTGCCGCTGGACGAAGAAATCACCGCTTAAGGAACTCCATGACCAAGAAAAACTTGCCGCTACTGCCGGCGGCTTTCGCACGCGCCGGCATTTCGTTCGATCTGCCGCAGGCGGCGCTCGCGCGGTGGAATCCGTCGATCCAGGCGGCCGCGAGCGACGACCAGTCGATCAGCATTTTCGACCCGATCGGCTACGACCCGTGGACTGGCGACGGCGTGACCGCCAAGCGCATCGCGGCGGCGCTGCGCAACATGGACGGCAAGGACGTCACCGTCAACATCAACTCGCCGGGCGGCGATATGTTCGAGGGCCTGGCGATCTACAACCTGCTGCGCGAGCACAAGGGCGCGGTCACCGTGAAGGTCATGGGCGTGGCGGCCTCCGCCGCGTCGATCATCGCCATGGCCGGGGATACCGTCGAGATCGGCCGCTCCGCCTTCCTGATGATTCACAACTGCTGGATCGTCGCCGTCGGAAACAAGACCGAGCTGCGCGCCGCCGCCGACACCATCGAACCATTCGACCGCGCCATGGCGGACGTGTACAGCGCTCGCACCGGTCTCGATTTCAAGGCCGTTGCGAAATTGATGGATGCCGAGACCTTCATCGGCGGCAGCGACGCGGTCGATCAGGGCTTCGCCGACGATCTGCTGCCGGCCGACCAAATCACCGAAAAATCCGGCGGAGGCGGCACGACCGCCGCGCGCGCGCTCGATACCGCGCTGGCGAAGAGCGGCATGCCGCGCAGCGAGCGCCGCCGTCTTCTCAATGAAATCAAGGGTACGCCTGGCGCTGCCCACGAGGGCACGCCGAGCGCTGCCGACGCGGCCGGCCTGGCCGCACCCACCGCAGCACTCCTGGGCGCTCTTGCCCGATTTGAATCCGCAGCATCTCACTAAAGGAAAATCATATGGAAATCAGCGCAAGCGATCTGCTCAAGCAGGTCACCGCATCGGTGGAAAAGGCATCGAGCGACTTCTCCACCAAGGCCGAACAGGCGTTCAAGGAAGCCAAGGCGGCCGGCGACATGAGCGCCGAAACGAAGGCGTCGATCGACAAGCTGGCGACCGAATTCAACACGCTGACGAAAGCCAGTGACGCGCTGAAGGCGCAGCTGGGCGAAGTCGAACAAGCCGTCGCCGCCGGGATGGGCAACTCGCACGATCGCGCTGCGGCCATGAGCGCCGGCGCCCAGGTGATCGCATTCGATGGACTCAAGGCGTTCGCGTCGAAGGTGAGTGGCAACGAGCGCACGCGTCTCAGCGTTCCGGTGAATGCCGCGCTGCTGTCGTCCGGCGTCGCCACCGGCATCGTCGAGCCGCAGCGCCTGGCTGGCGTTGACGTGAAACCGAAGCAGCGCCTGTTCATCCGCGACCTGATCGCGCCGGGCCGTACCTCGTCGCCGGCAATCTTCTGGGTGCAGCAGACTGGCTTCACGAACGCCGCCCGCGCTGTCGCCGAGAACACGGCCAAGCCATACAGCGACATTCAGTTCGCCTCGAAGATTACGCCGGTCAGCACGATCGCGCACATGTTCAAGGCGTCGAAACAGATTCTTGACGACTTCGCCCAGCTGATGAGCCTGGTGGACGCCGAGATGAATTTCGGCCTGAAGTACGCGGAAGAGCAGGAGATCCTGTTCGGCGATGGTACCGGCGTGCACCTGCTGGGCATCGTACCGCAAGCCACTGCGTACAGCTCCACCGGCATCCCGACCGGCGCCGCCGCGACGGCGATCGATGCGCTGCGCTGGGCGATGCTGCAAACCCAGCTGGCCCGCGTGCCGGCGTCCGGTCACGTGCTGCACTTCACCGACTGGGCCAAGATCGAGCTGGCCAAGGACACCCTGGGCCGCTACATCATCGGTAACCCGCAAGGCACCACCGATCCAACCCTGTGGGGTCTGCCGGTCGTGTCGACCGAGATCGCCGCCTTCTTGGGCAAGTTCCTGACCGGCGCCTTCCGCAACGCCGCCCAACTGTTCGATCGCGAGGACGCCAATGTTGTGATCTCGACCGAGAACGCCGACGATTTCGAACGCAACATGATCTCGGTCCGCTGCGAAGAGCGCGCCGCCCTGGCCGTGTACCGTCCGGAAGGCTTCATCTACGGCACGCTGCCGACGCCAGCCTAACCCTCGACTCGACATGGCCGCTTGCGCGGCCATGTCTCATTGGAGACTGAAATGATCAAGATGAAATCTGACCGGCCGCTGCTGGTGGGCGGCGTGGCGCTGACCGAATTTGAGACCGACGAGCAGCACGCCCGCGAGCTGGAGTCCGCCGGCCTGGCTGTGCGTGATCCGGATGGCTCTGCGGCTGCGCCGGGCGATGGCGCAGTCGATGCCCAAACCGAATCGCAAACGCCCCTTCAG